AGGTAGAAGCAGCTTTCTCACGCTTACTGCCAGGAGATGCTTTCATCAAGTTCCAGTTTGCTGACCTACTAAGAGCTGACCTTGAGGCTAGAGTTCGGTCATACTCGGTTGCAACTCAGGCTGGCTTCATGTCAACAAATGATGTTCGCAGATTAGAGGACATGGAGCCAGTTATCGCTGGTGACCAGTACCGAGTGCCACTAGCCAACATCGCACTAGCAGACACCGAAGTAATCACAACTGAAAAGCGCGTGACTATGGTTGCTCAGCTAATTCAGTCAGGTTTCGCACCTGAAGAAGTCCTAGCTGCTCTTGGCTTGCCAGAAATTCCACACACAGGACTACCTTCAGTCCAGCTACAAGGTGTTGCTCAGGTCAACCCAGATGACCCAGAAGCTGTTTACGAGGTCGAGTAATGCCAATCACCACAGGTCACACCACTATCGGGCTAACAGCATCACTTGTTGATGGCACTAGCAACAGCGACTTTAGGCTTTCTATTCATAACGCTGATAACACAGCAAAGGTTTTTCTTGGTGGCCCTGGTGTCACTATAAATAACGGATTGGGTCTTGAAAAGCTAACAACGATGCAGTTTGATATGTACGCCTCACAAGAGCTTTATGCAGTATCTGACAAAGCAGGACACATCATTCATTGGATGAAGCAGGTATAGATATGCCTTATTACATCACACAGACAAATCCTGATTGCCCTAATGGTTGGGGAGTCGAGAAAGAGGATGGCGAGCTAATTGGTTGCCACGACTCTAAGCAATCAGCCATTGACCAAGCCGTTGCTATCAGTATTGACGAGGACACCGAGTTTGTTGGCGAAAGAGCAGCCATTGGTTCTCTAGCGGTAGGTGACTTTGTATCTTGGTCACCACTTGACCCAAAGATTGCTTCTCAGGTTGAGATGGTCGAAGGTCAGTTTGCTGTTGTTCGGTTGTTCGACTACGAGGATGGCATCTTTGAGCCAACCGACAAGATGATGGTCATAAATGTATTCCAGCTAGAAAAGATACCGACACCAAAGATGATTGCTGTCGAGATTGAGGACATGCCAGAGGTTGAGGATGAGCCAATGGACATAGAAGAAGTTTCAGAGCGAGCCATCAACCAAGAAGCACCTGCTTACATGAGAGCAGCGGCTCGGCGTGGACTTGAGTATTACGAGGAAGGTCTTGCCGGTGATGGTGTAACACCTAAGACAATCAGAGAAGCAAGAGAAATGGCTGAGGGTAGAGTCAGCGATGACAAGTGGATAAGGATTGCCGCTTGGATTGCTCGACACTTAGTTGACCTTGACTCACCAGATGCAAACCCAGAGTCTGATAACTACCCATCCGCAGGTGTAGTGGCTCACTTACTTTGGGGATCAGGGCCAAGCAAGCGAGCAGCACAAAGAACCCAAGAATACGCTGATTCGGTAGTTGCTAGAATCAGAGCAGAGGAAACTAACAGCATGGATAACAAAGACAAGTGGCTATCGGTTGCTAGAGCAATCGCACTAAAGATTGACGGCGTTCAGCCCGACTCTAAAGAGCCAGAAGTAAGAACCAACAGCGTTGACTTTGAGGTCAGGGCTGAGGGTGACGGCATGACCTTTACTGGCTACGCCTCTGTGTTCAATTCAGCATCCGAGGACTTAGGCGGATTTATTGAGTATGTTGCTCCTGGTGCTTTCAAGCGTTCCTTACAATCTCGCAACGAAGTAAAGCTACTTTGGAACCACGATTCGGGTGAGCCTCTAGCATCTCTAAGAGGTGGCACTATGCAACTTATTGAAGATGAGCGTGGACTAAAAGTTACTGCCAAACTTCCCAACACCACTAGAGGAAGGGACATAGCCGAGCTTTTACGCACTAAGGTTATAGATTCAATGTCTTTTGGCTTCAATGTCATCAAAGACTCGTGGTCAAGAGATGGGCAGACAAGAACCTTGGAATCAGTAAGACTTTTTGAAGTTTCGGTAGTGAGCTTTCCCGCCTATGCAGAAACAACAGCAACAGTTCGGTCACAGCCGACAATCAACCCTGACCAACTAGCCGATGCCTTACTAAAGCTAGAGTCAGGCGAGGAACTTGACGAGGCTAACGCTAACTTGATTACCGAGGTAGTCAACAAGCTAAAGGCTCAGCCAGAGGTTGCAGAGGTAATTGACAACGGCCTTGATCTACTAGACCTAAAGAAAAAGCAGTTCGACCTTCTACTCAAAAGGATATAAACATGGCTACTAAAGATGAAATCAAAAACGCAATCCTAAAGGCTGCCGGCAACCCTTCAATCGGTGTAATTGCTGACATGGCGGATGACATAGCTAACGCAGTATGGGAGCTAGACAACAAGAACTCATATAGCCCAGCCAAAGAAGCAAGGGTTATTGACACCAAAGAAACCCGATAGAGTTTCTTTAGCCCCAGCTCGGCCCCCTTTCCTGAGCTGGGGTTTTTTTCTGTCTATAAACTTGTAAATAACAGTTGAGTGTAAGCACCGCTGTACCTGTTGAGTGTCAGCACCGCAGAAATCCATTACAAACCATTTATAGGAGAATCATGTCTGATTTCATTAAGACTCAGATGGATGCCCGCAACAACCTCATCGCACAGGCAAGAGAAGTTCTTGACTTTGCTGAGGCTGAGAAGCGTGGACTATCCGCTGAAGAAAACCAAAAGATTGCTCGTATCGAGGCTGACATTGACCAGGCCGATGCAACAATCGAAACCGCTCGCAAGCTTGCAGACCGCGAAGCTCGCGCATCTGAGGCAGCAGCTTCATTCGTTCCATCAGCTCCAGAGGCAAAAAACTCTGACGCTGACATCCTTCGCGCAATCGCTATGGGTGAAATTCGTGGATACGACTTCGCTCGTGAAGTTCGTACTCTAGTTCCATCCGCTAACACAGTCGGACAGAGCTTCTACGACCAGGTATTCGAGATTGCTCAGCTAGTTGGCCCAATGCTAACTGTTTCTGAGATCTTCAACACCACTTCTGGCGAGAACCTAGTAATCCCAACTGTTACAGCTACTTCAACCTCTGGTTCAGTAGCAGCAGCAGGAACCATCTCCGAAAGCAACCCAACATTCTCATCCATCACTCTTGGTGCTGAGAAGTACGGCGCTTTGGTGCAGGTTGCTTCAGAGCTAGTATCTGACGCAGGATTCAACATCACCAGCTACATCGCACAGCAACTAGGAACCTCTTTGGGTCTAAAGGCTAACGATGTACTAACCAGCAAGCTATCAACCGCAGCAGGTTCTGTTGTAACTGGTGGAACTGGTGTAGGTGGCGCTGCTTCATACGAGAACCTAATTGACCTTGTTTACGGAATCGCCGATGGCGCTCGCGTACTTCCAGGTCTAGGCTTCCAGATGAGCAAGTCAGGTATCGCAGCAGCTCGCAAGCTAAAGGATGGTGCAGGTAACTACATCTGGACTAACTCAGCAGTACCAGGTCAGCCAGCAACATTGCTTGGCTACCCAGTTTACGAGAACCCAAATGTTGCAGCAGTAGGAACTGGAACCAAGTCGGTTCTATTCGGTCACCTACCAAGCTTCAAGGTTCGCGTTGCAGGTGGAATCCGCGTTGACCAGTCAACCGACTTCGCGTTCAACACAGACACAGTTACCTACCGAGGCCTAATCCGTCTTGATGGTGGACTAACCCACGCTACCCACATCGGGTACTTCAAGGGTGGCGCAAGCTAAGCCCTTAGCACAAAAGCTGATAGACCCCAAGCGTGTAGGTTCGCTTGGGGTCTATCTTTTTGCTATCCTTATCAGACGAGAGAAAGAACCTACATGACTAAAAAGATAAAAGGGACAGTTTCAGTCTTTTCCAACTCACCTGGACAACCGACAGGATACGGACAGGCAACCGAGGCGCTTGTAAAGTTACTCAAGCGTGACGGGGCTGATGTCGCTTCGCTATCCAACTACGGCAACGAAGGTGTCAACACAACCTACGACACAGGATTCGGTGAGATACCTGTTTACGCAAGAGGCAATGAGTCTTACTCAAACGATGTAACCCCAGCTCATCACAAGCATTGGAAAGCTCTAAACCCTGACCAGCCCGACTTGCTGATTACTCTTTACGATGTCTGGGTGCTAAACAATAAAGCTTTTGATTCAATCCCTATTGCAAGCTGGACACCTATTGACCACAACCCAGTTCCACCAGCAGTTTTGAAATGGCTACAAAAAGAAAATGTCACACCGCTTGCTATGAGCAAATTCGGTTTACAGCAGATTGAGCAAGTAGGAGTCAAGGGTCACTATGTACCTCACAGCATTGACACTAAAGTATTCAGTCAGACTGACAACATCAAGGGTCAGCCAATCGCCGAGTTTATGGGCTTTGAGGATGGTCGCTTTATTGTCGGTATGAACGCTGCTAACAAGTCATCAGGCATCTTGCACCGCAAGGCTTACTCAGAAAACTTCATGGCTTTTGCTTTATTTGCTCGCAAGCACCCAGACGCTATGTTGTATGTCCACGCAGACGCAAGCTCTCAGCATGGTTGGAACTTGATTGCTCTTGCTCAGCTACTCGGTATCCCGACAGATAACCTAACCTTCCCCGACC